TAAGTCCCCGGAAGCTAGGCCAGTGTTGAATCTAGCGAGCTCTTTCATTACATTACCACCACCAGCACCACCTCTTGCAGCGGCTGTTCTTAGTGCAGCTTGCTCTCCCTGCTCCCTAAGAAACTGCATCTGTGGGCTTGCTTGGTAAGCCGCATCAAATTCTGCTTGGCCTAGAGCTCCAGACAATGCTTGTTGTTGCTGTAGTGCGTTGAGACCAGCCTGAGCATAAGGATTAACATCTTGCCTCGATGCTACGTTTAGCTGATTAAGCATACCAATGGCACCCTGAGCACCAGCCTTTCTTGCCATTTCTGAACCACGCAACCCGGTAGGTATCTCCGCTCCGGTGTTGTAGTTAGTCGTTGCAAATACAGGTAACTGACCCTGAAATCCACCCATAGGTTGAGCAGCAGCGGCAGCGGCAGTAGCGGCAGGTTGAGCAGCAGGAAGTGCGGCAGGTTGAGCGACAGGTTGAGCGACAGGTTGAGCGACGGGTTGTGTGACAGGTTGAACTGGTGCTTGTTGCACAGTGCCACCTAGCGCAGTAGTCATATCAGGTAAGGCTTGACCAGCATAAGGATCGGCTATGGTGACTTGTTGATCAATTCCTTGTCTCTGAAGTTTGACCTGATCTCTACGGCCCATCTCATCTTTAACTTGTTGCTCTGTGACACCAAACTGTTTAGCAACATCAGCTTCAGTCATGGCCCCAGATTTTATTGCGTTAGCAACAGAGTCAACTTCTTGACTTGTATAGCTACCGTCAGCAGGAATATCCTCTACAGGGATATCAGGAGCCTTACTCACTGGCATACCTGCCTGAGCTTCAGCTATCATGGCTTGATTGTAACTAAAGTCTGCCGCTAGATTCTGTTCTACTAATGAAGGAGCAACATCAAAGTGAGCAGCAATGTCTCCAGTGCTTGCTACACCTAAATTGATCAGCTTCTCAACCTTCCTGACTTCTTGTTCTGTGTATTCGCTCTTCGGCTCTATACCTGCAAGATTACTAATAACAATAGACTTAGGAACATTAAAATATTGAGCAACTTCTCCAACATTTACCGTTCCAGAGTTGAGTAAATCCGTAACAGTTTGGACCTCTTCAGGAGTGTACTTTGAAGGATCTGTTTTGAATGGGATACTTTGTAAGTCTTGTAAGGCCATTATGCTTGCTCCCCACCCATTGCGTTGAAAATGTTTTGAACTTGTGCTGGACTAAAACCAGCAGCGGCAGTAGCCTGTCCTGTTGTAGTGGTCTGTCTGGCAGCAGCTTGCTGTATGTTCATTGGGCGATTCTCAGCCCTACCGTACTGATCGTAATGCCTAAGAGCAAATCCCTGTTTAGTTGCTAAAGTAGGGTCTCCTCCAATAGCTAAAGTGTCCTTGTTAGCTTCGTAATCAGCCATAACATCCGGGTTAGCTGCGAGGTAAGCGTCTGGGTTAATAGGCGTAAGTCCTAGCTCTGCACCCTTAGTGTACTGAGGCACCTGCATCTGCTGAAACTGTAGGCTTTGTGGATCAGTAAGCCCAGATAGCTCTGAGTAGTTCACAGGGACGCTCTGAGGCTGTAAAGCACCATAGTTAATAGGATCGCCTAACAATGCGTTTCTTTGCCCCATAAGCCCTGCCAAAGCCGCCTGTTGAGCCATGTAATCACCACGCCTCATAGCTTCCATTTGAGGAGCGAATGTTTCACCTTGCAGTCCTAGCGTCTGATCTAGTGATTTCTGTCTTATATTCTGTGCTTGTTGATAGCTTGGAGTGACAGCCTCAATGCCAGCTAAACCGTAATCTCGAATAAGGTTCATCTGATTAGCGCGTTGCTTCTCAGCTTCTGCTGTAGCTTTCTTTTGTGCATTGTTAGACAGTAAGCTACCTCCAATAGATGCTCCTGCTCCTATCATTGCTGCAACTACCGCTGGTGCTGGCATATTTTTCTCCTAAACCGCTATCCAGCCCTGTGAGCGATCTCCACCGATCTCAGGCTGCATTTTTCTGTATTGTATGGACCCGGCTCCACCACTGGAGTCTAGGTATAAACTAAATTGTCTGGCTTCTACTACTCCTTCCGGGCTACCTGTTCCAACTATCGGAATGCTTAAAGCAGCTTCTTGCGTAAACTGTCTGAACGGCTGTGCCATTGTACCATCGGCATCGACTATAGGCTGTCCTTGATTTAGCTTATAACTCATGCTGTAGCCTGTATATTACCAGTTAATTGTATTAATACTGGCTTTACTGGGTCACTGACCGTAAACCTAAACAACTCAAATCGACTAGCCCTTCCGTTCCTTCTCCATATAGGTCTGTGTCTGTACTCGCCTATCTTACCAATACTTCTAAACCGAGTATCGGACCATGTTTTTCCGTTAATGCTTCGAGCCATACCAATCTGAGGATCTGGCGTGTTTGCGTCACCTACGCCACTTTCAACAGTCATCTCTATATCCGGGACCACGAACGATTCCATATTGTTCTGGAATGGCTGTGTGACTACGGTCCTCAGTATCTCAGTGCCGTATTCTGTATAGACATCCGGGTCCAAGTTACCTATCCGACCATCAATAGAATCACCAGCCCATATTAGATTATAAGCCCTAACCAGCGCATTGACCCTGTAGCCTCCTAGAGAGCCCTCTACGACCGATTTGCGCTCATGCCACCTCTTACTAATGGTATCGTAAACAAACGTGCTACCGGGCAGTGCGAAGCCTACAAAGTATGCTCCCTTCTGGGCGTATGCCCATGAGTAGATTTCTGATATTTGTGCCTGAGTTAAATCATTTAGTTGATTGTCAATTGCAGTAGTGGATATCTTGGCAACGCTGTTACCATTCAATGCCCAGATCGCAGGTGACTCATTAGCACCAGCACCAATATAAATAAATGTATCCTCAATAGACTGAATGCTAAATGCGGCAGATATTCCCTTGCTTAAAAACAACCCTGTTCTTTGAAATGGGAAGTCAGCACCACCAAGGTTCTGAAATGCTTCGATCGTCTGCGAACCACCGATAAATAATTGGTTTTTAAATACAATTGGAGCAACAATCTCATCTGGGTCTGATTCAGCAGTACCAAAGTCTAGCGCGTTATAAGCTAGTCCATTGTTCAATGCCGAGATAATAAACTTCTTTGAGTCAGTCGTAAGGCAGAAGAATCCATCAATAAACACTACCTGTTGAGGATTACCGTTAGCCGTAAAGTCAGAATCTGTGATCTGCGTTAGCGTTGTATTGGCGTGAGTGTAGATATATCCATTGCCACCGGGCACTAACACCAACATCTGAGTGCCATTATCAGCCATTGAAACCCTTCCGGTCCCTGCTATAACACCTCTTTGCGTTAACGTGTAATCTGCTGCCATGCTGTACAAGTGACCGCCTATTACAAAGTAAGGCACACCATTCATCTCGTGAGCACCACGACAACTATCTAGCAAGCTTCCACTGGCAACCTGAGTGAGTCCCGGAGTGCCGAATAAAGTCTCTTGATTGAGCGCAGGAGCCTGAACAATGTTCGGATAGAAATTAGTGCATTCTTGCGCTGAGATAGGCAGACTGTCGCTCTCATAGAATCCGTTCGCTATTGGCAGGATAACATTGGGCATTAATTAGATATTCCTAATATTGCGTCAGTTACAACTATATTGTCTGTTCCACTTCCATTACCGACATAGAGCTCGATGTAATCATTCTGAGAAACAGACACGTTGAAGAATGTTGAACAGTTAGCTGTCTGAGCAGCATCTACCTCTCTAACTATCTTACTACCTGCTTCTACAGTGCCATTCTTAGCTATCTGTATGAATAAATCTTGATTATTAGCAGATGCTGGCTTAATAGTCGCTGAGACATGAACCGAAACTACGTTTGTAGCAGTCCCTGTGTACGTCAGCTTGCCTGTTGTGTCTCCGGTGAAGGATGACTCTATACCTACAGTAAACGTGCCTCCAGCCTTAACAGGGACGTTCTGAGTGGATATTGTAGTAGCGGTAGAGTTTCCTTGTATATGGACCTGACCGTAAGGCAACGCAGTGGTCGCAACAGTAACGTAATTATTGGTAGACGTTAGCTGAATGCCTGTACCAGCAACCAAACTAGCAATATCTGGCGTGGTGTCAGTGGTATTTAATAGTAATGGAGCCCCAGTGGAATCAGCAACGAAGTTATGCTGTAACTTTAGGCCGTTTTCAGCCGAAACGCTAGAAAGCACTCCGGCTCCGTTCTCTATGTTCCTTATCTTGTTGACAGACCCATCTATATCCAAGACAGCGGTACCTGAAGCTGCTCCGGTCTGTACGATAGTTCCGGTCACACCTAAGCCACTTACAAAATTAGAGTAAGCAATCTTATAGTTAGTGCCGTTTACGAAGTAGTCCATGTACGCGCCAGCATCGACCGTGGTCTTAGCTACGAACTGTGACTTTTTCCTACCTTGCGCTCGTTCAACCATCGGTATTTGTCTCCAAACCTATCGCACCTGTAGTTTCTGCCAATATATCTGCTTCAGAGTCTGCATAAAAATGCCCAGAGTAACTGTAAAGCCTATCCTCGTTACCCGACCCAATTGGCAATGTAGAAGGCATTCTAGTGCCTCCCATAGTCTGTCCAATGGTCTGCATAGTAATGTAACCTTCCCTAGCAGCCTTGACTAATCCTTGAGAGATAACACCACTGTAGTCAGGAGCGACCTCAATAGCCATGTTAGCTATTAAACCTCGCAGAGCACCTGCTGGAATAGTTACCTCATCACCCAAGTTTGATACCTCGGTGTAACCAAGCTGAACGCCTTGTGCGTCAAGCTGAGTCATATAATTATTCATTGAGAACATGAAGTCTTGATACTCATCGGGCTCTAGCGGAGCCTCACTAGCCTGTACAAGTATTCTCTGTAGGGATGCCTTTGCAACCTGCGCGACAGTAGCCATTATTCGTATGTAGCTCCCTTTGCTGTCCGAGCACTCTGCTTAAAAGATTTTTTAGTCGGAGCTCCGGGGCTGCCAACCTTTCTCATTTTCTCAGGAGTCTTACCAGCAGCTTTTTGGGCTTTGATTCTTTTTCTCTTTTTGTGGATGTTTGCATATAAGCCATTCATTCAAACTTTGCTCCTTTCATTGACTTGCTACCTTTACACTTCCATCTTTTTCTTGAAAGCCTAAGAGGAGAGTTAGGGTCTTTTGCCGCTTTGGGAAAGTCTTTCATCTGACCCATTGACCTAGCGCAGTAAGCATCACCCTTGCTAGTACCCGGCTTAACGCGAGGTCCGCCACCCTTAGCCTTTCCAGCTTGCCCGTAGGAAACCTTCTTGCCAGAAGCAGTGACTTTTACTTTCGCTTTACCTTTACTGGGTTTTGCCATATTTAAAAAAGGGCTCCCGGAGGAGCCCAACTCACATCAGGGAGTCTTATACACCAAATCCGTGTCCAGCCATAAACGGATTAAACGTAGCATACGCAGGTAGTAAGTCGAAACGTACTTTCTGCGTGTTAGTGTCACCATCTGAATACTTACTAACTCGGATGGACATACCATCTTCAGTAGTAGCAACAGTATCAGTTGAGTACAACTTAGGTAGCTTGACAGTACCAATACCAAACGCTTGCTTCATGTAGAACAAGTTAGGCTGGTAAGTAGCACCTGTAGCACTGAGGACAGTAACAACCGCACCGTTCGCAGGAGCAGCGTCAACTGTGTTGTACTGACCATTTGCCTCATAGAT